TAGAAATATCGTATTTTATGCCACTTATTTTTTCTGCGTCTTTTAATAGACGTTCCATTTCGCCACGTGTTCCACCATATCCAAGCTTCAAGTTATCTAACATGGTATAATTTTGTTTTGCAAAGCCTTGATATGCACTTTGTATCATTTCCATTGAAGTACCCATTTTATTTGCATTGTCAGCCATGTCTATGATAGCCATATCAGCGATTTTAGCACTCTTTTCTGTATCGCCACCTAAACTTTGTAATAAACTTGCACTAAATGATGTCACAGTTTCCATATACTTGTTAGCACTTATTCCTGCTGTTTTATATGCTTGCTCGGCGTATCCTTGTACTATATCAGCACTGTCCTTGAATAATGTTTCTACACCACCTACTAATTGTTCGTAGTCTGCATAACTATCAACCACTTTTTTTGTTAAGCCAACTAATGCTGTTTTTGCTACGGCTGTTGCTGCTGCTACGCCTTTGGCTACTCCACTGGCTATACTTGATATTTTACTTTTTACGCCACTTACTTGATTTCCAAAGTCTTTGGTATCGCCAACAAACTTAATTAATACTTCTGCTCCTGCATTCATAATTTCCTCCTTTCTTGTAAATTAAAAAGTAGAGGTTTTACCCCCTACCCTAAAGGATTATGCTGACGCTACTTCTGTTCCCTTTCCATTGAAGTTAATTGTGATACTAAACTCTGCTACGTCTTCTGCAGGACCACCAATTGCTTCTAATGAATAACTTACTGGAACTTGATATGTTGTATATTCCAAAACACTACCATTAACACCTGTTAATAAATCAAATTGAATTAATTTGTTATTATATTGTGCTATTTCGCCATCAGCAATTAATGTATGGATATCATCTAATATTGAAGTAATCGCAGTATTATTCATATCCAATTTAATAGTTCCTTCTATGCTTAACGCTACGCCTGTTTTTATTGTTCTTTGTAATGCGTCGCAGAATGTATAAAATGTTTGCTCGTTAAAGTCTTGATTTAAACTTAATTCTGTTGCAGTACACATTTCAGTAAAAACTGGATCGGCGTTTGTTCCTGTGTTAAATGCGAAGTTTTTAATAACTTCTCTATTATTTAAAAACCAATTCATAACTTTTCCTTTCTATGCTATCCTATTTACTATACATTGCATTGTCATTGTATATGATACTCGTCTTAAATCGTCATAATATATAGTTCTAGGATTAGCAAATTGTTTTATTATTATTTGCCATTTTTCTATTTCTTTATTTTTGTTTTGCCAATTATAATATATATCTTTTCCTATGAGATTTCCAATTTCTACACTCACGTCTTTCGCACTTTTAATGTTGTCGCCGTATATGTCTACGTTGTAATAATTGTATATTGGATTTGCGTCATAAAAGATTTCTTTAGTTCCAGACGTTTCTTGCACTACCACTACTTTGATATCATTTGAATTAGTTGAATATTCCAATTTAAAATTGTATCCATCTATAATGCTATCTAAATAACTACATAATACAAGATTTTTGTTTTTAATATCGTTATCAGTCATTTTACACCTCTTTTTTTGCCCTTGATACTGCGTCCATTATAATAGTCTTTTTGTATCTATCATAAATGTTATAATACCAATGTGGCGTTGTGTTTGGATTAGTCCAGTTGGCTTTATCCAAATTATACATATATACGGCATAGTCAACTCCTGCACTCAAACCATATTCTTTATTACTACCCGTAATGTGCTGTTGTATCTCCGTTTCCTCTAGCCTACCTGTTCTTCGTGGGAATGCTCGGAGTTCTTTTGCCATTTCTCGAGTTAAGACTGCGACATTATAAACAGTCTTGTCCGTAAACTCTTCAATTTCCCTTTCGGGTATCTTTTTTATTATTTTAACGTCTGCTCCAAATCTCATTATTTTACACCCAATATTATGTTCGCTACTTTATTCCAAATCCAATTATCTTCTACTGTTATAATAGAAAATGTATCGTTTCCTATTTTTAATTGGTCGCCAACTTTAACTGGTGTTTTTGCTTTAACTATGAAATATTTTGTTGCTGTGCCTTTTGCTTGTTGTGTTGAATAAATACCAAACTTAACTGATAAATCCACGTTGTAAGGGCATACCTTTATGTCTACTTCTTTCTTGTCTTGGTCGTCGTAATAATCGCTTTCATTACGATTATTTTGTATCAAAACTGCTTTAAAGCCATTTACATTAAACATATATCCCTCCTAAAATGGTATATTCATTCCCATTCCATAGTTTATTGGATTTCCTCTATATAGATATCCGTTAGGGTGGGTTTCATCGCCATTGCCAAGCATTCTTAATGCGTTTTTTGATATATCGCTTATTAGATCACTTACCATTGCTCCTGCTTTTATTTCCCCACGATTATCTAAACAAGGAATGTCATATTCTAAGATAAATCTTAATTGTTCCATACTTGCATTTTTAATGGCTGTTGGAGAGGTATTTTCGTTCCAATTAGGATTACGATACCTCAAACCAACTTGTGAATATATCATTTCACTAGCAACCTCAATTTTATATAAATCTTCGGTTTCTAGGTTAATTCCATATTTTGCTTCAAACTCTTGTTGTGTAAAGAAAGTCATATTATGACCCCCTTTCTACTACGCAGATACTTCTTCTACTAAACGAATAATAGCTTCTGGACGAACAACTTCAGCTCCAAAGCTTTGTGTTCCCTCAAGAACATAATATCCAGGATATCCTTGTGGACTATTGTGTTGTACGAATGCACTGAAGAATGTATCTCCTACTACTGCAATTGGGTTAAAGAAATAACCAATAGTTCCGTCTAATACATTATCATTAATCTTGAATGCAGATACTCCGTATGCTTCTGCGATTTCTCCCATAGATACTCCTTCACGTCCTTCAAGAGTTTCAAACTTAAGAACTGAAGTTAATGCACTTACATATCTACCATATTCTACTGCTCCAAGTCCAATACGATAATCTCCATCAATGCTTCTGTTGTAAAGAATTGCTCCTAAATTATTTAATAGGTCAATATAATCTTCTTTAGTAACTGGAGCCCATTCTACTTCTGTGATATTTGCATTAGCATTTAATTTGCCATAACCATAAACGTCAATTTGTTTAGCAATTGCACTATCTTGTAAATCTGCAGCGTCTTGAACTGCGTTTGTGATGTCTGATCCAATAATCATTAGTGGTACTCTAATTGAGTAATCCATATTTAATTCTGTTAGGTCTACCATTGTACGATTATAACCAACTAGAGATGGTGTTAATTGACTTTGGATTTCCTTTGTTGCTCTAACGTGTACGTTAAGAGTATTTGTTTTTGCTATTTCAATAACAGGTGCTCCTGTTTGTCTTAATTCGCCAATATATGCCATATTTAAGAACTTATAAAATGTTGATTGATATAAGATACTATCATATACTCTTTTAGCGAATGCTTGTAAATCTAAGTTTAATTCAGTATACATAATTGTTCCTCCTATTTCTTAACTATGTCTTTAATATTTGTATTTCTTGTGATTTTAATTTCTGGTGCTTTTACTACACCTCTGTTGTCTAGTTTAGTTTCGTTAGGTATTTCAATAGGTTTTTCGGCTTCTGGGAAATATGTTGCTTTATACTTTTCTTTAATCATTGAAATTGCTTTTGCATTATCTTCTTCGTCTTTGAATAAAGAGTTTCTTAAAGCACTAATTTCTTCTAATTGTTCCTTTTTAAAACCTTGACTTACCATTTCTACTTGTAATTCTAGACCTTTTGTTGAATTAGTTAGTTGTGTATTTCGTGCTTCAATATCATTGTAAGATTTTTCAAGTTTGTTATATTTTTCTTCTAATGCAGTATAGTTGGCTGTTGCTTCTGTTTTTGCTTCTTTTCTTGCATTTTCTACTTCATCACTTGATACATAACCTTTTCTAATATCTTTTTCCAACTTTTCGAAGTCTAAATCTTCATTGGATAGTTGGATATCCTTGTTTTTTAGATATTTACTAATATCCATTTCTTCTCCTCCTATTTGTCGACATATTTGGAAGTGCAACCTGCTTAAAGTTTATAGACATTCAAGCAGGAGTGCTGGTCTTTGGTATTTCTACCTGTTTATTGCTACTACTTGCTTTTTTAGTTCAGCAGTAGGAAGCTCATCTTTTAAATCTCGTATTTCCTTATTAATACGATTTCTTGTGGCGTTAAGTTCGTCAACCTTATCTTGCTGTCCTAAACTTGCCTGTATTTTCATATCTGTTAATACACGTTCTTTTTTTAACGTTAATGTATTTACTTTTTGTCTTATCTCATATTCTTCCTCTAATTGCCCTTTATCTTTTATTGGTCTTAACTTTGTATCTCTTTCATAAAAAATTAATTCACATTTACAATTAGGGTGGAGTATATCGCCACTTGTTTCTT